CTAACGAAGTCTTTAGTCTCGTTCTCAAGCCTGCGAATGGCAAATATGACTTTCTCTGCAAATTCAAGCATGGATAACTCCAATGAAGCAGACAGATAGACCCCTGTCCGAAGGTTACGTGTGCATTATGCACACTATTACGCTATTTTTACCTTCTTAAATGCATCTTTTCGGTAAACATACGTCACATGTGGATCATTTTGTGGCGTTTTTACACGTTTTGGCGCTCCGGACATCTCCTTGGGCGCTTTTTTAGGACTTTTTGTTGCTTTGGCTTGCATTTTTTACCCCTTGTTGAGCATTTTTGATCGCATCTTGTGAACTTTTTTGTGCAGCAGCCTGTTGTTGCAGTGCAATACGCGCTGAATCAAACTGAACATCGTTCTGTTCCTTCATTTGATCAAGGCTAATGCGCTGTTGGTCCATCTGGAGCTTGGCTTGGTCGCGTTGACCGTTCTGAGCGATCTCTTTTTCCTTCAATTTGACCAAAGGATCGTCCTGTGGAGGACCTTGCAACTGCTGCTGCAACTGCTTGACCTCTTGGAAGCCCTGCGCAACCTTGATTGCGACCATTGCCTCACGCTGCAAGGACGAAACCAGTTGATCTGGGTCCGTGCCGTACTGCATGAACAACTCAGCTTCCACTTCCTCTTCCGCCTTCAAACGGATGTGCTCAAACACGTGCTTTTGCAGCGTGACAGCAACGTTTGGCATGCCTTGCAGCATTGGGCTTAGACCAAACATCAAGTGCGTCATGATGTGCGCATCGTGCTGCTGGCCAGCAAAGGCTTTCAGAGGTGAGCCGTCCAAAGACTGCGCATTCTCGCTTGCAGGATCCTTTGGCTTGTCCACTTGTTGGCTATTCAGGATCGTATCGATGTCCCGCACACCAATGGCTTCATACATGCGGCGATATGCCTCATACATGTTGTGCATCTGCGGTGCGCTCTGCGCCAATTGCAGTTGGGTCTGCGCCATCGTGATACGCTGGGCAACAGAGAAAATGTTGGGGTCAGAAACAGGCAGAACATCGATGCGGTCATCAAAGTCTTTTGCCTTGATCCTGCGGCTCTCGCCGGGGACATCGTATGGGTACTCAGCAGGCAAGTAATCTGCAAAACCTTTGGCCAACAATTGGAATTCCATGCGCTGGCTGTAGTGCAAGCGCTTGTGGATGGAAGACATCACTGCACTGCCCTTTTCCAAGAGTGCAATCGTCGTTCCCACAGCAGCATTTTGGTTGCTGTCACCCACTTGCATGTCGGTAATGCTTGCCAAACGGCGGCCAGCATCTACGCAGAAGCCCAAAAGCGCAAACAAGGTCTGGCTTGGCTCTTTGTATGGCAGTGGCAAGAGTGACGCAGACAACTCCGCACCACCTGCGTCCATATCCCTGAACTCACCGGGCGACAAAGGTGTATCGTCGTTTGCAATGCGCGCGCCCTTGGCTTTAAAGCCTGCTGGCAAGTTAGCCAGTGTTCCAGCGTCCACCAATTGCTGCAATGCAGACGTTGCTGTCTTCGTCAAACCACCAACCAAGTGCAAGAAGCCGAGTCCATAAGCACCGGGGCCTTGAACCAGCAAGTAATGCACGTAGTACTGCTTGCGGTTGAACAGAGGATCGCCCTCTTTCCAGTTGCGGCGCACGCCAACAACAGATTGAGAGATCTCATCAATCGTTACAATGTATGGCAGCTTGATACCGGTCTCTTCACCGTCTTCATCCTGATGCTCAAAGCCGCGGATGTCCAAATCAACCAAGAACTCAAGCAAACAGATCTCTTCTTCCACACCAGTAGGATCAACGCCTGTTGTGCGGTCTGTTTCCTTCTTGATGATGCTCTGGCCGGTCTCCGCAGCAGTCGTCATCTGCGCTGTATCCAAGTACTGACCACGCAACACCGCTTTGCGGTAATCGTTGGTGGACATCGGAACGCGGTGCGTGATCCGCTGGCACTCGCTCATCACAGAAGAGCCGGTGTACGGGATATAAAGGTTATCTGGCAGCACCAAAGCGCTCACCATCCGGCCCTTGGTCTCGTCAAAGTACACTTTCTTAAACGCTGAGCCGCCAAAGCCTACATAGAACAGCAACTGATCAAAGTCAGGCGTGTACTCTTCCATCACCGTGGTGATCTGGTAGTTCATGAAGTCACGCACGCGGTCCGCTTGCATCAACTTCTCTCGCGTTTCCTTGCCCAGCACTTGCGTGCGCACAGGGCCGCCCGCAGGCAAGAGTTCTTTGAGTGCCTGTGACTGAAACTGCACAATACTCTCTGTCAAAAGTGGGTGCTGCACGCCGCACGCGCCCTTGAACGGCTTGGTGCGCTCTTCAAACGTGAAGCCAAGCATCTTCATGCCCTTGCTGTACTGCTCTTCCCACTCTTTGCGTGAAGATTTGTCAGCATCAAACAAAGACATCAAGTCTGACGAGATAAGCTGCAAGACATCTGGCTCAATGACCTCGGCCAAGTTGCTGTCATAAGGCACATCATCTTCGTCTTCGCCAATGTTCACCAGCGCCGCGCCTGTGTCCATGTCATATTCAATGTCGATGTTGGCACTAGGCTCATCGTCCATCTCAATCGCCACATCGCCATCAGGCAAGTCGTCGATTGTCATGTTCTTTTCAATTGGCATGTTGTGTCCTTACAGATATCTGCGGTTATCAGTGGGCTGGCGCTCGATCATACCCCCATCAGCACGTTGCGCGGGTGGCTGAAACATATTCATCTGAATTGTTCGTGCTGCGTTTTGTGGGGGCTCTACGGGAGTCACTATCAAACCATTGTCGTTAAACAATTGTTTAATTGATGGCGGAATATTCTTAGGTTGCAAGGCATTGACCAAGTCCAACATCTGCGCTGGATATTTTTCTGGGGCTACATTGCCCGTGCGCAGGCCGTTTCCATACATTTGCGTAATGGTGTTGGCTTTGTTTTTGTGATCAGGGTTATTTGCAACCTTAGGTGTCACAAATTCCACGTTTGTTACAGCATTTCCGTCTTTGTCGTACAGGCTAAACAAGCGAACTTCTCCGTCTTTCAACGCAGTAGAACCTTTATTAAGTGAACCATACGTACCGGGCTTGGCATACCCCCTCATGGAATTATCCAAAAAGTGAGACTGCACAATCGCGGCTTGTGGATCGGTAATCTCGCGCCATGTCATGCCATTTGGATCGGTTGGCAAAAATTCTTTAGTGCCAAATTGACCAATTTCGGCAGGAACAGGTTTGCCTGCTTTAACAAGACTCTCTACTCTTTCCGCTTTGCGCGCAAAATCTTTTTCTTTTGCAATTGCTGGCACAGCCTTGGCTAAGAACTCGGGCACGCTCATGCGTGCCAACTCTTTTGGATCCATTTTTGTTGCCTGCTCAACCATGGTTGCGTAATCCATGCCAAACATGTCGGGCAGCCTATGTCTGCTTTCCAAATCTGTAATAGGCACATCGGCTTGCAGCGCCATAATCCCCTCTTGACGGCCCTTTGCATTTGCCAAAGCAGGATAGTAGTTTTCGTTCCTTGCAAGAAAGTCTGGTGTAATAGATTCAACAGACTTCTCTTCCAACAATCGTGCAATCTTTGGTTCAAAAACTGTGCTGAACAGTGTTGGGTTATCGGCAAGCTTTTGCCGGATAGTGGCAACTTCTGCCGCTTGCTCCTGTTTGGACAACTTGCTAACATCTTTTTTGGCCAATCGCAACAAAAACTCATCAGGAATAACGCTCGGATTAGCTTTCATCTGCTGCAAAATGGTTTGATTAAATCCTTCTTGCGCAACCGTTGATCCTTCATACCCTTCACCCGCTTGCTTAACGCGGTAGTTCTTAACACCCATCATCGTGTCAAAGCGGTTTTCAATATCCCTCATCGCCGTGACATCGCCTGCACGTGCAGCACTAAGGAGCGCCTGTGGAAACTGCTCTTCCAGTGGCGTATCCTTTGGAATCTTAATCCGGCCATTGATCAAAGCTTCGCGTACTGGGTCCGAAACGCTGCTGGCTTTGGTCTTGAAGTAATCAAACATCTTTGTATTAAAGAACTGCTTGGTTGCTTCCTTGGCTTCTGGCGTGGCTTGCACATAGTCTAAGCTTTCCAACGTTTTACCCATTGCAATATCCAAGGCTGAAACAGGCGCTTCATCTGGTCCCTTGGCCGTGGGGAACACACCACCAGCAGGGCGGCGGATAAAATTAATTGGAGCAGGGGTGTTAATGCCCGGGGTCAGCGATTCACCCGCCAATAACCTGCGGTTCAATTCCCCACCCACAACTCCCGGCACCTTGCCAAGGCCCAACGCCTGAAGTGCTGGCGCTATTTGAAGCGCGGTCCCCGCAGCAAACGCAGGTTCCGCCACTGCTTTAATCTCATCTAACTTGGGGTTCAACACACTAAACCCCATCTCATCCGGACGGGTGCCAAGTAATCCCTGCATAACAGCATAGGTCTTCGGATCAGGCAACGTATTTACATCCCGCATAGCCGCCAACTTTCTAGCCGCTTCCCCCTGCTTCCTGATATTTGGATTGACAATAGCCGGCGTATTGCTTTCCATCGCCAAACGCTCTATTTGCTGCGGGGTCAGGCGCTCGCCCTCTTCAGGACTTCCGTCTGCACGCTTGACAGGAATACGGATGTTGACCTGAGGACCTTTGCTTCCGATCCACGCATCACCTAACTCCCCCGCCGCATCCCTCACGCCACCACCAGACTTGACAAAAGCAGACAGAGCATTCTTGGCAGACTTCAATACCTTCTCGCCTGTACCCATCTTCTCGTACTCCGCGGCCCGCGGTCCGTGGAAATCGTACCTGTCTGAAATTACAGTGGAGCCATCAGGGTTTTGCTTGTATTGAAAACCACCCAAAGTGTTCCTAATGTCCACGAACCCCGGACCGATCTGGTCACCTGACGGATAGTCCTGATAATCTACACGGCCCTTGCCGCCTCTAGCTTGACTACGCCTGACAGCATCCATCATCGCCATCTGTTCCTTGGCCGTGAAATCTTTTTCAGTAATCGGTGTGCGGCGGCCCGTCAGAACGTCCACATAGGTCCGCGACGCCGCATCAAAGATGGGCTCATCTTTGCGCTCGCCCTCTTCAGGACTGCCATCTGCGCGCTTGACAGGGGGCAACCCAACAGCGATGGGCATTGAATCTGCATCACCCGTATCAGTCTCAGGGTTTAACCGTTGACTAAGTTCTTTTTGCAAATCCAACAATGGATCCTTGCCTGTTACGTGTTTGTATACCGCATAACCTGCATTTAAACCCTGACCCATAGGACTGGTGGGCACTTTATAGTGACGCATAAATGCAATAGGATCTTTTTGATACTCAGACGTTAAATCTTTAAACTTTTCCATTAAAGATTTGGCGCTTCTTGGTCTGCCCTCTACATCACCACCATCCTTCATCATCACAGGCGTAACGCTTAGATCAAGAGAAGCTAACTTGTTGACAGGCTTGTAGTTGGCAAAAAATTCTTCCGTCTCCGTCTGCTTGTTTTCGTTATATGCCCTGTCGTCCTCTTCGTCCTGCGCATCAGCCAAAGCCGCTAAAGCAAAAGCGGCCTGATAACTGGCGGGCATGGACTTGACATCCATTTTGGCCATGGTTACTTTGGTTG